CGTGCTACCAGTTTGAGGATGTGAGTACTGTAGATAGCTATGTCGCTAACAACGGGGAAATTTATATACTAGACGTATCCAAATTACATAGTGTACATTCAGGTACAGGAACCCGCACTGCGGTGGCTCTGAGTACTAATATTGAATTTAACGATGTAGTGGAGATGTTTGTTACTAATTAAACGGTCGTTGAGGCTAAAAACCTCAGCAAAAATAAACTTAGCAAACAGACAGGTGCTAACTGTCTTATTTATAGGCGATTGGTTGCGGGAGTAGGATTTGAACCTACGACCTTCAGGTTATAGTCAGACCCCTATTAAAGCAGATAGTTAGCCCCCTAAGTTTGTTATTAACCTCATAACTCCGTAACTAACTACACCATTGACAGGCCTTCAACTGGCTGTATAATAGTGTAGCGCACTACGGGGTACATATAACAATAAGATAAGGGGTATATATGACTCTGTTGGGCAAAGAAGTTGCAGTTTTAAATAAGATGTACGGATGTGATTGTTGTTCTAGATGGTTACTACCAAACGAAGAGGCAGTAGTCTTGTGCTATAGACACGAAAAAGACTGTACCGTGTTTGGGCGTCACTCGACGTTCGTTTTCAAATGGGAATGTCTAGACTGTCAGGGAGTGAGCGCATGAGCTACTCCTACGCAGATCAGCTAACATTAATAAAACAGATAGATATGTCGGAAGGGCAGAGCAGGAGCTTAGACTGCCCCTTCTGCGGTGGACGTAAGAAGTTCTCCATATCTAAGACGGATGACGGCGTGACAATATGGAACTGCTATCGTGCGTCCTGCCCCGTTAAAGGTAACTTCAAGGGTAGACGTACAGCATCCTCTATACGTAGGTCACTGGACGAGGTGGTGCAGGCAGCGAAGTTTGCTCCTATTGTCCCTGACAAGAAGGTTACTCCTTTACCCGTCATCACTAAGAACCTCCGCAATGATCCTGACGCTTTGAAATTTGTGACGGACAACAACTGTCTTGAAGCATACGACAACGGATACATTAACATCCGATACGCTCCAGCCGAAAAGCGTCTCATGTTCTACGGAAATGAAGGCAAGGGAGCGGTGGGTAGATCCTTAGTAGGACACAAGGCGAAGTGGTGGGTGTACGGTGATGTTAGCACCGGGATACACGTAGGTGTAGGAGATACTGCGGTTATAGTAGAGGACACCCCTTCCGCTTGCGCTGTTAGTAGATTAGATAACTACGTGGGTGTCGCCCTCTTAGGTACGAATATTACGGAACAGATACGGAACACGCTTAAATCTTACGCAAATCTCTATATTGTGCTTGACAATGATGCATCTGTTAAAGCTATAAGTTTAGCTAGGTCATTAAGTACTACTACAAAGGTACGCTTAACTAAACACGATCTAAAGTACTTGAGTATTGAGCAAATAAGGGAGGTGTTAAAATCTCCCCTCTAATTAGCCTCACGCAGAGGTCAACTGCGTATCAACAACCCGACGTAAGTCGTGAAAAGGAGAAAAGAAATGAAAGCGAGAGCTATTATCGTCATTGACCTAGATGTCGATGGTTTCATGGAAGCTGCAGAAGAGCAGACTAAAATCCAAGAAGCTGTGGATAAGCTAGTAGTAAACAACAAACGTGTCGTTTGGCACGGAGTTGATATGAAAGAGCGCAGGGGCGACATGCCCGGTGTAGATATGGGGAAGATGAAGTTCAGAAGTAACTAACTCGACCCTCACAGTTTGTACGGCATAATAGTCCTAGGTTTTTCCTAGGGCTTTTTTTGTGTTGACGCCCCCCGTACTAATGCGCTTATAGTGGCACTTGTTGAGCAAGTTACTATGAGGGACACATAACAAATGCAAACATCACTACTTAAATCCTTACTGACCTCTGACTTTTATACTCAGAACAAAGGTATGGTTAAGACATCCATCTTTGATGACACTTACTCTAAGCTGTATAAAACGATTGAAGACGCCCATTGCAGTTACAACCAAGACCTCTCTGCTGCGGACATCTCTGCCATCTGGGCTGTAAATAATGCCACAGCTACTCGTGCAGAGCATGAGATCTTCCAAGACGCACTGACGGAGGTGGATGCAGCTACCCCTGTAAGCCTGCCCGTAGCAAAGGACGTTATCGAAAAGCTCTGGATGCAGGAAACCTTTCGTGAGATCGCCCAGCTATCCTTGAACGCTTCGGAGGGCAGCACGGAGATCATCAGTAAGATCTACGAACGCATCGAGCAGGTAAAGCAGGGCCTAGTCTACGAGGACGACCTAGGTGATCCTGTTACCGACGACATTCATGAGCTACTGGCCTCTGCTTCCGATGCCTCCCGCTGGCCTTTTAATATTGAGACACTGTCACGCAATGTCTTGGGCATTGGTCCTAGCGAGTTCGCAGTGGTCTTTGCGAGGCCTGAGACAGGCAAGTCGTCGTTTGGTGTATCTCTTGCAGCGGCCCCCGGTGGGTGGTGTCAGCAGGGCGCACGGGTCTTGATGATGGGTAACGAGGAAACCATGAAGCGTACCCGGCTACGGGCTATTCAAGCATGGAACGGATGGTCACCAAAGGAAGTTGCATCCCGCCCTGACGAAGCAGCGGCACGTTTCTCTGCCATCAAGGACCGCTTCATCATGAAGGATATTCAGGAGTGGGACTTCACAAAGGTAGATCGATACATCACTCGTTTTAAGCCCGATATCGTCATCATCGACCAGTTGGACAAGGTGAACATCGATGGCACGTACAACTCCTCACATGAGAAGCTTCGTGAAGTGTACCGACGTGCCCGTGAGATGGCTAAACGGCATGAGTGTGCCCTTGTAGCCGTGTCACAGGCGTCTGCCGACGCAGATGGCCGTACCCGACTAGACTTCTCTATGATGGAGAACAGCAAGACAGGTAAAGCGGCAGAAGCCGATCTAATCATTGGTATCGGTAAGCACGGTCAGACGGACGACGGTGAACCAGACACCATGCGCTTCCTGAATATTTCCAAGAACAAACTGTCAGGCTACCACGGCGTAGTTCCCTGCAATCTGTTGGAGAACGGTCGTTATGTCGTATAAAACATCTAGCGAGGGCAACCTCTATCTCAAGATACCTGAATGCGACTATGACCAGTTAGTTGCCGAAATCCTGAAGGGCTACCGTGACCTTTTAATTAAGAGCATGGATTGTGAAGCCGAGCGCTACATGATCGACGGATATCTAGAGAGTTATCAAGTAACGAACGTGCGGGATAACCTCGTTTACCTCTCCAGCATCGACACCATCCTTGAATACCTCGAGGTCCAAGATGAGTGACATTATTTCTGAAATAAAAGAACAAATTAAGAAGGCAGAAGTCGCCGCTCGTAATGACGACAGCTACAACAACACTGCCCTTAACAACTTATACAAGCTGAAACTATCTCTACAATTTGCGGAGTTGGAAGACCCTAACATCGTCATAAGCCGAGACTACGTAGTTATAGATGACAAATACATCGCCACGTTATCGGGGGTTTTGAAATGGAGAGTTAGAGGGAAAAACGTCTGGTACTATTATTCCAGCCACCTCGATTTAGTACACAAAGTTCGGAGAACTTCATGCTGAATGAAACTGATCTGTCCGAGTTCTATGAGTGGCTCAACCGCAAGACCGCAGAGGCGGGTAAAAAGCCCGCCAATGAAAACCTTATCGAACAACAGCTACACCACATCAGAGAGCTAATCCGCATACAGCAGCGGCTGATGGGGGTAAAACTATGAAGAGGCTTGTGATAGACTTAGAAACTACCGTTCAAAAGATGGGCAGTAAGACGGATAACAGTCCGTTTAACCCCGACAACAGTTGTGTGTCGGCACATTTTGGTTGGCTAACTGATGAAGGGCTAGGTGAGGTCACAAACCTCGTATTCAATCACAATGAACAGCCTACTCCTGACAGCATGCAGCCCCTGATAGACGCAGTGGAGACTGCGGATGTTCTTATCGCATACAATGCTAAGTTTGATGCCATGTGGCTGCAGGAGATGGGGCTAACACTTCCTGCAGTCATCCGTTGCGCTATGATCAATGAATATATCTTAGCGAAGGGTCAGAGAAAGCAACTGTCCCTGAAAGCTACCGCTGAACGTAGGGACGTTACTCGCAAGAAGTCGGATTTGGTTGATGACCTGTTTAAGAGCGGGACTGGCTTTGAAGCTATGCCTCTGGCTACCGTGCTGGAATATGCGGAAGCTGATGTAATCTCGTGTGCCGAAGTTTTCTTGCAGCAAGAGACCCAGCTTACTCAGGACGAAAACAAGAGCCTCAATAACATCGTGGTTCTGATGAATGAGATGCTGTTCTTTCTTCTAGAGATTGAGACCAACGGCATTCACGTAGACAAGGACGTTCTGCGAGAGGTTAAGCACGTCTTAGCAAAAGAGCATGCGCAGGTGTCCCGTCGCCTCACTGACATTGTAGAACAGGTAATGGGTGACACCCCTATTAACCTCAACAGTGGTGCCGACATGACGAAGGTTGTGTACTCACGGGCGGTTATAGATCGTAACGAACACGCTCAGATTTGGAACATAGGCATGCAGCCAAACGGCAAGCCTAAAATGCCACCTCGTATGAGCCCGTCTGCGTTTGCCACTGCTGTTCGGTCTACCACGATGGTCGTCAAGCGTACTGATGCTGTGTGCTGCCATGTCTGTAATGGGCGTGGGTCAATACAGAAGTTCAAGACAGTCACTCGAGTGAAAAACAAGATTCCGTACAAGGTAACAGGCGATCCTTATAAGAACCCAACTAAGTGCTCAGTATGTAAGGGTGTTGGGGCTATCTACGTGGAGAACGGTAAGGTTGCTGGCCTCAAACTATCTCCCATTGGCCCGCAATCTGCTTCTATTAATGGCTTTAAGACGGATAAGCACAGCATCAAGCTACTGATCAGCCAAGCCAACGCCAAAGGTAATGATCTAGCCGTAGAGTTCCTCGAAAAGAGTTCCAGACTGAATGCATTATCTACTTACCTTGATAGTTTTATTGAGGGCATTGAGACTTGGACACGTCACGACAGCATCCTGCATTCAAACTTCAATCAGTGCATCACATCAACAGGACGGCTGTCGTCTTCTAACCCAAACTTTCAGAACCTACCGAAGTCAGGCTTTCCTGTTCGTAAGGCTGTCACCAGTCGCTTCGAAAACGGTAAATTCTGCGAGATTGATTTCAGCGGCCTAGAATTTAGAGTTGCAGGGGAAGTTTCCCGTGATCCTCAGATCATTCAGGACATTATTAACGGTAAAGACATCCACAAACAGACCGCTTCTATCATTCATCAAATACCTGCCGAAGAAGTGACCAAAGAAATGAGGGGCAAGGTAAAGTTTCACACTTTCGCTCCCCTGTATGGTTCGCAAGGCGGTGGTCTGGCCGATCACGAGAAGAAATACTACGACGAGTTCTTTGTAATCTATAAAGGTCTGGCGTCCTATCAAAAGCGTCTGATGGATGGTGTTTTAGTCAATGGTATTGTGCAGACGCCTTCAGGTCGTCAGTATTACTGGCCCAATGCCAAGCGTACCCGCAACGGACGTATCACCAACGCAACTCAGGTCGTAAATTACCCGATCCAAGGATTTGCAACAGGTGACCTAGTTCCTTTGGCCTGTGTACGTGCCCTGCGCCTCTTTAAAGCCGCCAAACTCAAATCCTTGCTGGTCCTAACTGTCCATGACTCAATTTGCATAGATTGCTTCCCGGGCGAGGAAGATACCGTCTATCGGCTCGTAAAAGACGCCATGCAAGGTGTCTCCGAAGAGGCCTACGAGCGCTGGGGATACAAGTTTGTCCTACCGCTTGATGTTGAGGTTTCGTCTGGAACAAATTGGTACGAACAGACCGAACTAAGTGTTGACTAGCCCACCTAACTGTGGCAACAATACTCTTACCCAAATAATGGAGAGTTTTATCTCAATGACTGATATTATCGTAGCAGAAGGCTTCAACCTAGACACCCTCGCAGCAGAAATGGGCGCTAGCACAGAAGCAAAATCAAACTCACGTCTACCGATGTTGCGGACTAACCGCCGCATGAAAGACGAGAATAAAAACAGGCTTGAGTTAGGTGATTTTTACCTAACTGGGCAGGATAAGATTGCTTACGCATCTTCGGTAAAGTTCCGACCACTGTCTCATCACTTCCAGTACTCCCAG